CGATAATGGTGCTTACTACTTTCACATCTAAGCCTTATTACTTTCCGTAATATAAGGGTTATCCCTACCAAGGGTTTCCACTACCTAGGGTTTACCCTTAAGGGTTTGTAGGGGGGGGAGGGGGTGTGTGTGGTGTGAGAGATTTTGTGGTGCCTCCCATCCACAAAAAAGGTGAAATTAGGATTACCTACAAAAATGACTAGCTTTTGTTGGGAAGGAAGAAGGTGCTACAGACATTAAGAAGTACAGACGATAGCCATTACCCGTATAGGGTGGTACTTCTTAAAGAAGTGAGCCTCTTGTTTATACGCTTGATAGCGTGAACTTGCGTTCCTAGGCGACAACTGTTGTTTGTCAGACAACCTTTGTACAAGCTACTTTGCCCCGTTCAGGTAGTCCCTGGCGCTGTCTCAGCGTTGAGGGAGTCCTACTAGAAACTCGCCTGATTTGCCATGTTTATCCCACTTGGTCGGCTCAACCGCATGGAGGGCTGGGTTATGGCCCCGTGAAGAATGTACTAGGGTTTACCCCACTTGTCAAACAATGTATAGTTCACCAAACTTCCATAACTGGGTAAAGTATGAATGTGATTGATGCACTGCCAAACAACCTAAAGAAAAAAGGTCGCCCAAAGGGGGCTGTGAACAAGAAGTTCACTATGACTACCTATGCTGAAAGACCTGCGGCTCTCCTGCCAAAGACTGAAGTTCAGCGCATCAAAGAACTCAAAGACCTCCTGATAAACAGTGCAGGTTCCAATGTCGTTCACAAAGCAATCGAGATTGCCATGAATGATGAACACCCAGCACAGGCAGCTATGCTCAAACTCTGTATGGATAGGATGCTTCCTGTCAGTCTGTTTGAGAAAGAGGGCAAGCAAAGGAATGCCGTTACCATCAACATCACAGGCATTGGTGGCGTAGAGATTGAACCCTTGCAAGATGTGACTGATGTAGAAACAAAAAATGTCTGACCTCAACTTCTCACTCCTTCCTTGGCAACAAACAGTCTTTACTGACAAAACAAGGTTTAAGGTTGTAGCTGCTGGTCGGCGTTGTGGCAAGTCTAGGTTAGCGGCTACTACGCTAATTATTGAAGCATTGCGTTGCCCAGCAGGAAGTGCAGTTCTCTATGTGGCTCCCACCAATGGTCAGGCAAGGCAGATCATTTGGGATGTGTTGTTAGAGATTGGACGGGATGTTATCCAGGCTAGTCACATCAACAACATGGACATAACCATGATAAATGGTGCAAAGATTTATGTTCGTGGTGCTGATAGACCAGATACCCTGCGGGGTGTGTCCCTGACCTATGCGGTACTAGACGAGGTTGCGGACATTAAGCCTGAAGCCTGGGAGCAAGTCATCAGGGCTTCTTTGTCAGACAAGAAGGGCAGAGCCATATTCATCGGCACACCCAAGGGTCGCAACTGGTTCTATGACCTGTTCAAGATGGGCCAAGAAGAATCTGATCCTGATTGGAAGTCATGGCACTTCACAACCCAAGACAACCCATTGATAGACCCAACTGAGATTGAGTCTGCCAAGAAGACGCTGAGTTCCTTTGCTTTCAAGCAAGAGTACCTAGCATCCTTTGACAACGCAGGAAGCGATGTTTTTAAAGAAGATTGGATCAAATATGGTGTGGAACCTGAGTATGGTAGTTACTTCATTGCAATCGACTTGGCAGGATTTGAAGAAGTGGCTAAACAAGCTGCTAACGCGAAAAAAAGACTAGATGAGAGTGCCATTGCAGTGGTCAAAGTCACTGATGATGGCAAATGGTTTGTCAAAGAGATTGACCATGGGCGGTGGGACATTCGGGAAACTGCTGCCAAAATCCTGATGAAGATGCGGGATTACAGGCCAATTTCGGTAGGAATCGAGCGTGGAGCGTTAAAAAACGCTGTTTTGCCCTACCTCAGTGACCTGATGCGGAAAAATAATGTATATTCGCACATAGTTGACCTAACGCATGGCAACAGGAAAAAGACAGACAGAATTATCTGGAGTCTCCAAGGGCGGTTTGAGCATGGGCGAATTGTGCTGAACTCTGAAGAAGATTGGGATGATTTCACCGATCAACTCTTGATGTTTCCTGCCAATGGCGTACACGATGACCTTCCTGATGCCTTGAGTTATATTGACCAATTGGCTGTAACATCTTACTTTGAGGGTGAAGAAGATGATGAGTGGGAGCCTGTAGACATCATATCGGGGGTTTAATGGCAACAGATAAGCAAGATAAGCTAGAGCAAAATCAATTCTATGAGCCTACACAGGCTGACAAAGAACTGACTGATTTTGTTGTTGACCATTGCAATCGCTGGCGTGACTATCGGGATACCAACTTCCTTCCAGATTGGCTTGAATACGAGCGAATCTTTCGTGGACAATGGGCTGTTGAAGACAAAACCCGTGACTCTGAGCGTTCACGCATCGTAACCCCTGCCACACAACAAGCCGTAGAGACCCGCCATGCTGAGATCATGGAAGCAATCTTTGGTCAAGGCGAATTCTTTGACATTCAAGATGATATTCGGGATGTGAACAACAACCCCATTGATGTGGGCATCATCAAAGCCCAGTTGATGGAAGATTTCAAGCGGGACAAGATTCGCAAATCCATTGACCAGATCGAGTTGATGGCAGAAATCTACGGCACAGGCATTGGCGAGATTGTCGTTAAGACAGAAAAGCAGTATGTGCCTTCTACTCAGCCAATTCCTGGGCAAATGGGCCAAGCTGCCATTGGAGTTGTGGAAAAAGACCGCATTGCAGTCAAGATTTCCCCTGTAAATCCAAAAAACTTCCTTTTTGACCCCAATGGAACCTCAGTTGATGACTGTATGGGGGTGGCAATTGAGAAATACATCTCTATCCACAAGATTGTTGAAGGCATTGAGCGTGGAATCTACCGCAAAGTAGACATTGGCACTGCTGGTGAAGACACTGACTTGGAACCCACCCAAGAGGTGAGCCAGTATCAAGACGAAAAAGTGCTTTTGCTGACCTACTATGGTCTCGTCCCGCGTGAATACTTGGAAAATCTCAAGGAAAGCAAAGAGATTGTTGAGTTGTTCCCTGAGAACTCTACTGCTGAAGAATACACGGACATGGTTGAGGCCATTGTCGTGATTGCCAACGATGGGCAGTTGCTCAAAGCAGAGGCAAATCCTTACATGATGAAGGATCGCCCTGTTCTGACCTACCAAGATGACACGATTCCTAATCGTCTTTTGGGTCGTGGAACAGTGGAAAAAGCCTTCAATATGCAAAAAGCTATTGATGCTCAGATTCGTTCTCATTTGGATTCATTGGCGCTGACCACCAGCCCCATGATTGCAATGGATGCAACCCGTCTGCCCCGTGGTGCTAAGTTTGAAGTCAAGCCTGGAAAAGCCATTCTCACCAATGGCGCACCTTCAGAGATTCTGTATCCATTTAAGTTTGGGCAGACTGATGGCAACAACATGGCGACTGCCAAGGATTTTGAGCGAATGCTCCTGCAATCCACGGGAACCTTGGATTCCCAAGGCATGGTTACTGCTGGCGCTAGAGACATGGGCCAAGGTGGTATGTCGATGGCAATTGCCACCATCATCAAGAAGTACAAGCGCACTCTGGTGAACTTCCAAGAAGACTTCTTGATCCCCTTCATTCAGAAGGCGGCATTCCGCTATATGCAGTTTGACCCAGAGCGTTATCCCTCTGTGGACATGACTTTCATTCCTACTGCCACCCTTGGCATCATTGCCCGTGAGCATGAGCAACAGATGTTCATTGGTTTGCTTCAGACTCTTGGCCCTAACACTCCTGTGTTGCCATTGATTTTGAAGGGTGTTTTGGCTAATTCTTCACTGACCAACCGCTATGAACTGATGGAGCAGTTGGACAAGATGAGCCAACCTAACCCGCAAGCAGAGCAAATGGCTCAAGTACAACAACAGTTGGCTATGCAAGCTGCACAGGCTCAGATTGCTGTGAATGCAACCCAAGCTGAACAGAATCGGGCAGAAGCTGAGAAGCTGAAGGTAGAGACTCAGTTGATGCCTCAAGAGATTCAGGCCAAGAACATGGCTGCAATGACTAAGAACTTGCCAAACCAAGACGATGCTGGTTCTAAAGAGTTTGATAAGCGGGTTAAGATTGCTGAGTTGATGTTGAAAGAAGCTGATATTAAGAACAAATCCAAGATTGTCGAGTTGCAAATGGCTGACAAGAAGGGCAAAATGTCGAGCGTTGAAGATGAATTTCTCAATCGTCTTTCTCAGGAACTCAGATAATGGATATTGCCGATCTTGAGCGTAAGCTAGGAATTGATGGAATCTCTGCTGAACAGCAGATGGAAATCATTACTGCTTTGCAACAGTCTGCCGCAGAGAAGATTGCCAAGGCAAAGAGCGAGTCTATTGGCAAGGGTGCTGAACTTGTTATCCAAGGCTTGAAGAAGATCAAGTCAGACATGGAGCAAAAGTTTGCTCAGTTGAATGGCGAGATTCAGAGCAAAGTTGCCTCTGTGCAAGATGGACAGGATGGCAAAGATGGCAAAGATGGACGAGATGGCAAGCAAGGGCCAGCAGGAGCAACGGGCGCAACAGGTCGAGATGGTCTTCCTGGGCGTGATGGAGTTGATGGCGACAATGGCATTGGCGTTGCCGCTGCTCGTATTGATTTTGATGGCAGCCTCATTATCACTCTTGATGATGGTCGTGAAATTAATGCTGGTGAGGTTGTTCCTTTTGATGTTGCTGAACGCATCAAAGTCATTACTAATGGTGGCGGTACTTCTCAGTCTGTACTTGATACTCTGACAAGTCTTCAGTCTCAAATTACGGCTCTGTCTGGATTTGTGAACTATGAAGGCACTTGGAACGCATCAACCAATACGCCAACCCTTGTTTCTAGCGTAGGAACAAAGGGAGATTACTATGTTGTCTCTGTAACAGGGTCAACTAATCTCAATGGCATTACAACTTGGACGCAAGGCGATTGGGCGATATTTAATGGCTCTGCTTGGGAGAAGGTTGATAACACTGATCTTGTAACTTCAGTTGCTGGTCGTACTGGTGCTATTACTCTGACCACTGCTGATGTTGGTGGTTTGGGAACAATTGCTACCCAAGCGGCAAGCAATGTCACTATCACTGGTGGCTCAATCACAGGTATCACAGATTTAGCAGTTGCTGATGGTGGTACAGGCGCATCTACTGCTGGTGATGCCAGAACCAATCTAGGGTTGGTTATTGGGACTGATGTTCTGTCTCCAAGTGGCTCGGCTGCAAACCTAACCTCATTTCCTACTTTCAACCAAAACACCACTGGCACAGCATCTAATGTGACGGGTACTGTTGCTGTTTTAAATGGTGGTACAGGTGCAACTACTACATCTGGGGCCAGAACAAACCTTGGATTGGTGATTGGTACTGATGTATTGGCTCCCAATGGATCAGCGGCATCTTTGACCTCATTCCCAACATTCAACCAGAACACCACTGGAACTGCGGCATCTACCCCTAAACTCTTGACTACAAACTTCACTATTGAAGAAAGTGGTGGAAAGTTGTTGTTCAAGTATGGGACAACGACAATTGCATCAATGTCTTCAACTGGAGTCATTACATCTGCAACTGACATTGTCTCCAATGGAACACCTTAAAGGAAAATTATGGCAACCTCAACACTAGGTTCTGGAACACTTGTTCTTGCTGGAACCACATCAGGCACTACTACAGTCACGGCAACTGCGGTAGCTGGTACTACCACTTTGACGCTTCCTGCGGCTACTGACACTTTGGTTGGTAAGGCAACGACTGATACGCTGACCAATAAGACGCTAACGGGTGCGGCAATGAATGGTACTTTGGGGGCAACTACTCCAAGTACAGTAGCGGCAACATCCATCTCTGCATCTACAACTTTAGGTGTGACGGGCGTATCTACCCTAACTGGTGGAGCAACCATTCAAGGACTCACTGTAGGCCGTGGCGCAGGTGCTGTAGCCACCAACACTGCGGTGGGTGTGAGTGCTTTGGCGGGGAATACAAGTGGTACATGGAATACAGCCATTGGTTCGAGTGCTGGTGGAAACTTAACGACTGGTGTTGCAAATACATTTGTTGGGTATGAGTGTGGACTTCAGGGAACTACTGGAAGAAACCACAACACGGGCGTTGGCTTTCAAGCAATGTCAGCCAATGCTGGAGTTACAGTAGGTGGCGATTTTAATACAGGCATAGGTTCTAAAGCCTTGGCACTATGTACAACAGGCGCTAACAACACTGCTGTAGGTTATGAAGCATTAAACCTAAGCACCACAGCCTCAAACAACACTGCCGTGGGTTATCAGGCGGGGTACACAAATAGCACTGGCAC